GCCTGCGGCATCCTCGAGGCCCGCAGCGAGGTTGACAAGGACCTCGCCATGCTGAACGGCAACACCGCCCAGTTCCGCCTGTCGGAGGACACCGCCTTCCTCGAGGCGATGAACCAGACGATGGCGACCACGATGTTCTACGGCAACCCCTCGACCGACCCGAAGCAGTTCCTCGGGCTGGCCCCGCGCTACTCGGCGCTGACGGGTGCCAACAACAGCGTGAACATCCTCAACGGCCTCGCCGGCGGCGGCTCGTACTCAGGCACCGCGAACACCTCGGTGTACCTGGTGGTCTGGGGCGACAACACCGTCTACTGCCCCTTCCCCAAGGGCTCGACGGCTGGCCTCATGCACGAGGATCTCGGCGAGCAGACCGTCTACAACTCGGACGGCACGCGGCTCCAGGCGTACTCCACGCGCTACCAGTGGAAGAACGGCCTGGTCGTGAAGGACTGGCGCTACGTCGTGCGAATCTGCAACATCAACACGACCGACCTGCTCGCGCAGTCGAACGGCCAGGCGACCACCTCGGCCAGCAACCTCATCCGCCTCATGGCGCGTGGCCTGTACCGCATCCCGAACATGGCGATGGGCCGTGCCGCGTTCTACATGAACCGGACCGTGCACAGCGGCCTGTCGATCATGGCGCTCGACAAGAGCCAGGCGGTCGTGAAGGTCAACGAGGGCCTGTCGCAGTTCGGCACGCCGTACAGCTGGCTGTCGTTCCTCGGCGTCCCCTGCCGTCGCGTCGATTCCATCCTCAACACCGAAGCCCAGGTCAGCTGACCCGCACACTCCTGAAGGGAGACACTCACAATGATTACTGACGTCCTTCTCACCGTGTCCGGGTCCAACACCCCCGGCTCGGCCATCTCGGGCCAGGCCATCACGGCCGACGCCTACAGCACCGACACCATCGACCTCGGCACCGCTCGCGACATCGGCGAGGGCCGCCAGCTCTACATGGTGTTCACCGTGATGACCGCGTTCGACAACCTCACCAGCCTTGACCTCGAGGTGGTGGCGTCGGCGAATGCGAACCTCTCGTCCCACACCGTCCTCGCGGAGACGAACGTCCTGCTCGCCAACCTCACGGCAGGCAAGCAGTACGTGGTCGCCATCCCGCCGCAGATCGCAAGCCTCGGCCTGCGCTACCTCGGCGCCCGCTACGACGTCAACGGCACTGCACCGACCACCGGAAGCATCCTGGCGCAGATCGTCATGGACATCCAGGACGGCCGCAAGTTCTACGCCAGCGGCTTCACGGTCGCCTGATAGGAGCATCACATGGCGATGGTCAAGGCATTGGTCGACTGCTTCGTGGACAACGGGCTTCGGAAGGCGGGCGAGGAGTTCCGCTACTCCGGCCCTGCTCTCCCCGACGTGATCGAGTTCATGGACGGCGGCCCCGTCCTCGACGCCGCCGAGCCGGAGCGCAAGCTGCGCCCCGGACGGAAGCCCAAGGCCGAAGCCACGCCGAACTGATGCGTGCCTGAGTTCGCGAACAAGGGAGGGGGGCCGTCCACGCCGGCCCCCCTCCTGTCACGAAGGGAGCGAGAATGCCATCGGTCGTTGATCTCTGCAACCTCGCGCTCGCATACCTCGGAGACGATGCAACGGTCGCAAGCATCGACCCGCCGGAGGGCTCGGCGCAGGCCGAGCAGTGCCAGCGTTTCTACCCCATCGCACGCGACACGCTGCTCCAGATGCACACCTGGAGCTTCGCCTCGCGGCGCGTCTCGCTCGCGCAGGTCACGATGCCGTACACGATGTGGAAGTACGCATACGCCTGCCCCGGGGACATGATGACCGCCGTGTCGGTGCTCCCGCCCGAGGCCGAGGACGATTACGCGGTGCGCGCCTACCCGGCCGACCGCTACGGCTGGGGCTGGATCAACACCCCGTTCGTCGCAGGCGGCACCTACGTGCCGCAGCCGTACCAGATCGAGACGGACACGGCCGGGAACAAGGTGATCTACACCAACCAGGAGAACGCGCTCCTGCGCTACCAGGCGCTCGTCACCGACCCGACCAAGTTTGACCCGCTGTTCTCGAACGCGCTCGCGTGGCACCTCGCGTCGATGCTTGCCGGCCCGGTCATCAAGGGCTCCGAGGGCGCAGCAGAGGGCAGGCGCTGCATGCAGATGGCGCTCGTCTACGTGCAGCAGGCCAAGGCGTCCGACGCCAGCCAGCGCGACATCAGGCCCGACCAAATCACGCCCTGGATCTCTGGCCGCTGACCGATGGCACAGACCCGCGTCTATCACCGCTCGTTCGGAGGTGGGGAGCTGTCGCCCGAGATGTTCGGGCGCATCGATGACGTGCGCTTCCAGACGGGCGCTGCCACGATGCGGAACTTCATCGCCCTGCCGCAGGGCGCCGCCGAGAACCGACCCGGCACGCAGTTCGTGCGCGAGGTGAAGGACTCGAGCAAGAAGACGCGCCTGCTGCCGTTCACGTTCAGCACCACGCAGACGATGGTGCTCGAGCTCGGCGCGGGCTACTTCCGCTTCCACACGCAGGGCGCCACGCTCGGACCCGGCACGCCTGCCGCCTACAACGGCGCCACGGCCTACTCGGTCGGCGCGCTCGTCTCGTCGGGCGGCGTGAACTACTACTGCATCGCGGCGACCACGGGCAACGCACCGCCGAACGCCACGTACTGGTACGCGCTCCCGGCGGGGATCTACGAGATCCCGAATCCATACGCCGAGGCCGACCTGTTCGACATCCACTACGTGCAGTCTGCGGACGTGCTGACGCTCGTCCACCCCAACTACGCGCCCCGCGAGCTGCGCCGGCTGGGGGCGACCACGTGGGTGCTGTCCACGATCTCGTTCGTCCCGAACGTGAGCACCCCGACCTCGGTCGCGGTGACGGCCAACCGCGGGCAGGCGCTCAACATCACGGCCTTCACGCAGGCGAACCCCGGCGTCATCACGACCATCGGCAACCACGGCCTCGCGGTCGATGACCCGGTCTACGTCGATGGCGGCACGATGACCCAGGTGCGCGGGTTCTACACCGTGAACTCGACGCCCGGCACGACCACGCTGTCGCTGCGCGCATACGACAGCGGCGTCCCGGTGAACACGACCTCGTTCACGGCGTGGTCCGGCGGCGGCTACGTGCAGTTCGGCGCGAAGACCATCGACTCGGACTCGTACTACGTGGTGACGGCAGTGGACGCGAACGGGATCGACGAGAGCGCACCGAGCGTGGCGGTGAGCGTCACGAACAACCTGAATGCCCCGGGCTCGAGCAACACAGTCACGTGGGCGGCGTCTGCGGGCGCGGCGCTCTACAACGTCTACAAGCGCCAGAGCGGCCTGTACGGCTACATCGGGCAGACGCAGTCGCTGTCGTTCACGGACAACAACATCGCCCCGAACCTCGGGATCACGCCGCCCATCGCGGACACGACCTTCGTCCCGGGCGCGATCCTGTCGGTCCCGGTCACGAACGGCGGCTCGGGCTACGGATCGACGGTGGTGAGCGGCGGCTCGTTCCAGACCGTGGCGGTCATCGCCGGCGGCACGAACTACGACAACGGTGAATCGGTGACCGTGGCCGACCCGACCGGGAGCGGCGCCACGTTCACCGTGACCGAGTCGGCGGGCGTCATCACGGCGGTGGCCGTCACGGCCGGCGGAAGCCTGTACAGCGACCCGACGTTCACGGCAGGCGGAAACTCAGGCGGATTCACGCCAACGGCAGGCAGCGGCGCGCAGCTCCTGCCCACGCTCACGCCGCTCGTCTACGGAACCGTCACCATCGGCGTCACCGACACCACGGGGACCGGGGCCGTGCTCGAGCCCATCGTCCAGGGCGGCGTCATTACCGCCATCCGGGTCGTGAACGGCGGGCGCAACTACACCAGCCCGACCATCACCGTCACCTCGGCGGCAGGCGGGTCGAGCGCCACGTTCGGTGCGGCGGTCCTGTCGGCGGTCCAGTTCCCCGGCGCGGTCAGCTACTTCGAGCAGCGCCGCGTCTTCGCCGGGACCACGCTCGCGCCCCAGACGCTCTGGATGACCCGCACGGGCACCGAGAGCGACATGTCCTACCACATCCCGGTGCAGGACACCGACCGCATCTCCTTCACCGTGGCCGCCCGCGAGGCGAACACCATCCGCCACCTGGTGCCGCTCACGCAGCTCCTCGCGCTGACGAGCGCCGCAGAGTGGCGCATCTCCCCGGTCAACAGCGACGTCATCACCCCGACCACGATCTCCGTGCGCCCGCAGGCATACGTCGGCGCCAACAACGTCCAGCCGTCCATCGTCAACAACACGGTGGTCTACTGCTCGGCCCGCGACGGCCACGTGCGCGAGCTCGGCTACTCGTGGCAGGCCAGCGGATTCGTGACGGGCGACCTGAGCCTGCGCGCCACGCACCTGTTCGACAACTTCGACATCTCGGACATGTGCTACAGCAAGGCTCCGCAGCCGCTCCTGTGGTTCATCTCGAGCACGGGCAGGCTGCTGGGCCTCACCTACATCCCCGAGCAGCAGATCGGCGCATGGCACCGCCACGACACGGACGGCGCGTTCGAGTCCTGCACGGCGGTCGCGGAAGGCGTCGAGGACCGCCTGTACGTCATCGTCAAGCGCACCATCGGCGGCACGACCAAGCGGTACGTCGAGCGCATGGCGAGCCGCCAGGTCGGGGACATCGAGGACTGCTTCTTCGTGGACAGCGGCCTGAGCTACGACGGCACGAACACGGGCTCGACCACGGTGACGGTCACGGGCGGCTCGACCTGGGGTCCGGCAGACGTCCTGACCGTGACGGCGAGCACCGCAATCTTCCAGTTCCCGGCGACCACGGACATCAACGACGCCATCGTCATCACGGCCACGGACGGCACGCAGTACCGCCTGACGATCCTCGGCACGTCGAGCACCACGGTCGCGACCGCCAAGGTGGACAAGGTGATCGCGCCCGCCCTGCGCGGCGTGGCGACCACGTCCTGGTCGTTCGCACGCGACTCCATCTCGGGGCTGGGGCACCTCGAGGGCAAGACCGTGAGCATCCTTGCGGACGGTGCCGTGATGCCGCAGAAGGTCGTGACGGCCGGCACGGTCACGCTCCAGCGCGCATCGACCGTGGTCCACGTCGGGCTGCCATACGACAGCGACCTCGAGACGCTGCCGATGACGCTCCAGGTTGAGGCGTTCGGGCAGGGCCGCGCCAAGAACATCAACGAGGCATGGCTGCGCGTGGTGAGCTCGAGCGGCATCTTCATCGGCCCCAGCCTCGACAACCTCGTGGAGGCCAAGCAGCGCACCACGGAGCCCTACGGCAGCCCGCCGGCCCTGAAGACGGACGAGATCGGCGTGAAGCTGACGCCGTCTTGGCAGCAGGCCGGGCGGATCTTCGTGCGGCAGTCCGACCCGCTGCCCCTGACCATCGTCGGGCTGACGCTCGAGGTCGCCATCGGAGGATGACATGAACCTGACCCCGGCCCAGCAGTGGATGCTCAACATGCCGTACCAGACGCGCAGCGTCGGGACGATGCTGACGGGCACCGACATGCCCTACTACGAGCGCACGGGCGGGATGCCATCGGCGCCCGCCGCGGCGGCTGCGGGCGATGGCGGCACCTTCATGCAGGGCTTTGCCCCGGCCTTCGCCGAGGGCATGACCGTCGCTGGGCCGATTGTCTCGATCTTCGGGGCCGCGTCGAGCGCCATCGGTTCGTACTACGCAGCCGAGAGCCAGAAGAACGCCCTCAAGATGCAGGCGCAGAACCAGCGGTTTGCTGGCGAGATGGCCCGCATCAACCGGCAGGGCGCTGAGTTCACCGCCGCGCAGGTCGGCCGCGAGGGCGCCATGCGGGCCGGGATCATGGGAATGCGCGCCGGGCAGGCACGGGCGGGCGCACGGGCGTCACTGGCCGCACGCGGGGCCGTCCTCGGCGCAGGCTCGGCACGCGAGATCATCGGCAGCATGGACCTGATGGCCGAGATCGACCGCCTGAGCATCAGCGCCGCCACCGTGCGCGAGCAGGAGGCCGCCCGCCTCGCCGCCACGAACCTCGGCGCTCAGGCCACGATGGCCGGGATCTCGGCCCGGAACCTCGAGGCGACCGCAGGAACGATCTACCCCGGCATGGCCCTCGGCACCAGCCTCCTCGGCAGCGCCACCGAGATCGGGTCCACGTGGGCCAGGAACCGCCGCATCGAGGAACTGCTCGCAGGCGTGGGAACGCAGAGGATCTGACCAATGCCCACCGTACCGACAACGTTCGTCCCGCAGGTCGCGCCGCAGGCGCCGGGCGACATCGGCCAGTTCCAGGCGCCGGGCGTGCAGGCCGCCGAGAACCTCGCCGGGCCGCAGCTCGCACGCTTCGGGCAGGCGATGACCGGGGCCGGAAACGCCGCCTTCCGGCTGGGCTCCGCGATCCAGGACGGGATCGACGATGCCACGACCAAGCAGGCCGACGTCATGGGCACGACGGCCATGCAGCGCGTGGCCGACCGCTTCCTCGGCACGGTCGGGCAGCAGTCCGAGCGCGACTTCGAGGCGTCGATGGGCGAACTGTCGCAGGCCGGCGCGGCGGCGATGGACACGCTGAAGAACGACACGCAGCGTGCGATGTACGCGCCCATCCTCGCCCGGAACATGGGGATGTTCCAGAGCCGGATGCAGCAGCACCGCAACGGCCAGGTGCGCGTCTGGAACACGAACGAGGCCATCGCACGCAGCGAGGTGAACGCCGACAACGCCATCTTCGCCTGGGCCAGCCGCAACGAAAAGGATGCCGCCGGGCGCCCGGTCGGGATGCTCCGGTACGCCGCCTACGCCGACACGGCCGTGGACGAGGCCCGCAAGGCCGGCGAGCTCATGGGCTACGCGCCCGACTCGGCGCAGATGAAGCAACTTGAGCAGAAGGTCCACGACCGGATGGCGAAGGGCATCGTGGATTCCATGCTCGTCAACGGCGAGTATGCCGCCGCCGACGAGTTCCTGTCCGACCCGGACACCAAGGAGATGCTCGACGCCAGGGCGGCGCAGGCGCTTCGCGAGAGCGTGATGACCAACCAGCAGCGCGCCGTCATCGGCGAGCTCACGGCAAGCATCAAGGAAACGGGCACGCTGTACGCCAAGAGCGACCCGAAGACCTACGGGCAGGAGGCGACCGAGGGCGCCGAGCCGCCGGCCACGCTGCGCGATGCGCTCGAGCGCGCCGAGTCAATCAAGGACGACGACGTCCGCAAGGCGGTGCAGGCGCAGCTCAGGACGCAGTACGCGCAGGACGAGGCGCTCAGGACGCAGGAATACCGCGCCCTGATCGACGCCTTCGAGAACCACATGGCGGTGCCGGGCAACTCCATGTTCAACCTGCCGCCGGCGCTTGAGAGCCAGATGGCCGCACTGAGCCCGAAGGACCGACAGTCGTTCTACGCGCAGCAGCGCGAGTCTGACGAGATCGGCGTGCAGGAGGAGCTGGCGCGCAACCCGGCCATGCTCACCCGCGAGTGGCTTGAGCGCAACCGCACGAAGATGACGCCCGGCACCTACGTCAGGCTGCTCGGCGAACTCAACCAGCCCGAGAAGATCATCGAGGCGCAGGTTGACGCGGATGACATCAACAGACTGCTCGTCGACTTCGGCATGGACAGGTACGTCAGCCCGAAGGAAGGCACGAAGGACAAGCAGGCGAGCCTCATCTTCAGAAACAACGTCAAGCAGATGATCGAGGTGCGCCAGCGCGAGAAGGGCGGAAAGATCGGAGATGCGGAGAAGCGCGACATCATCCGCAAGGCCATCGTCGACGAGGCATGGATAAGCAGGAGCGGACCGGACATCAAGTTGCCGAGAGCCATGATGACGCAGGAGCAGATTGGAATGTCTTACATGGTCATCGGTGACGAGGAAATCCCGCAACTTCAATACAACATCGCAGAGCAACAGCTCCGTGACGCTGGCATTGCGTCACCAAGCCAGTCGCAGATCATCAACGTCTGGATCACGAAGGGCAGGCCGCGGTGATCGAGCCGGACATCAACGAGCGCATGGCGCGTTTCGCACCGTCGCAGCGCGGGTCGTTCATGCAGAAGATCATGGAAGGCGCGGCAACACCCGAGCAGCGAGACATCGAGTACCCGTCAATGCCCGACTACACGGGCGCGAAGATCGCAGAGGACGTCGCCGCGATGGCGGAGCTCTCCGAGCCGGCCGCGCCCGTGCGCCCGATGCAGTCATCGCCCATCGCGGAGGACATCGCAGAGCAGGCAAGGCAGAACCTGAACGCCTCGCTGGTCGGCGTCCGCACGGTCAACCCGGACGAAGCGGCCAAGGCGATGCGCCTGGGCAGGCAGCTCGACCTGCCGCCCGAGGTGGTCCGCGCAGACATGCGGCGGGCCGAGGAGCAGGAGTACCTCGACCGCCTGCGGTCGCGTGACATCCTCCGCAACGACCCGGTCCTCGCCAACTACCTCGCGAACCGCGAGTTCGCCAACATCGCGCACGATGACATCGACAACCTGACGGCCATCGAGCGCACGTTCAAGTTCTTCCGCGACATCCCGTCCGGGGTGAGCGAGGGCTTCACCAAGGCCGTGTCGCAGGCCGAGATGGCCGACATCATCGAACGGCAGCGCCAGCGCGGCGGATACCTCGAGGAATACGAGAAGGCGGCGCTCCAGTCGTACAACCGCGAGCTCGCGGCGCTGTCGGTCGAGACTGGGTTGGCCGAGGCCGGGTCGTACCTGTTCAGCCAGCAGCTCACCGGGTGGAAGCAGGAAGACATCGACATCGTCCTGGCCGGCGGCGTGATCGGCGGCGGTGCCGGGCTCGTGGGCGGCCCGCTCGCGCCAGCGACCGTCCCGGCAGGCATGGCGCTCGGCCTGAAGGCTGGCCTGTCAACGGCGCTGGTGAATCGTTCGCTCCGCATGGAGCGCGCCCTGCTGTATGCGGAATTGGAGCCGGAACTCGGCAACGACCTCGCCAACCAGATCGCCACGGGCGTCGGCGTCCTGAACGCATCGCTTGACGTCGGCGCGCTCGGGATCGTGACCAAGCCGCTGCGCGAGCCGTTCAAGGCGGCGTTCCGCCAGTCCGTCAAGGAAGCCGTCAAGAAGCAGACCGTGCGCCAGGCGTTCGGCCGCTTCGGGCTGTGGTACGCGGGATCTGCCGCCACGGAGGTCGGGACCGAGACGCTCCAGGAGCTGAACAACGTCCTTGGCATGGAGCTCGGCCTGTACTTGCAAGACAAGCCGCTGGTGCTTACGACCGAGGAAGGCCGTGCGGAAGTGGCCGACAGGCTGGCGAACATCGCCGCCGAGACGGCGCTCGGCATGGTGACGGTCGGCCTGCCCGGGCCGGCGCTTCAGTTCTACACGGACGTCCGCAAGTCGGCCAAGGCGACACGCGACCACAAGATGCTCGAGAACATCACGAAGACCGTGGCCGAGAGCAAAGTGCTCCCGCGTGATGCCGCGACGATGGAGCAGTACCTCGCATCCACGGCGGCCGGCACGGACGCGGAAACGACCTACATCGACGCCGCCGTGGCGCACGACATCCTGCGCCAGTCCGGGCTGACGGAGCTCGAGATGGACGCCGTGCTCCCCGGCGTCAGGCAGCAGATCGAGCAGTACCAGTCGGACGGCATCACGCTCGTCGGCGCGGACGTCACGATCCCGACCGCGCAGTTCGCGGCGAGGCTGGCGAAGACGCCGCTCCAGGCGCAGCTCCTGCCGCACGCACGGCTGTCGGCGGACGCCCCGAGCCTGGTAGAGGCGCAGCGCATCCGTGCGGAGCACGACCAGCGGCGTGCGGAAGCAGAGCAGATCATCGCGCAGCAGGAGGCGACCAACGGCACGTTCGTGCAGGAGGCGCGTGAGATCGAGGACACGCTGGCATCGCAGATCCAGGCGACCGGGCAGATGGACGAGCGTGCGGCGCGCTCGAGCGCGCAGTTCATGCGCGACTTCTACGTGACGCAGGCGGCGTCGATGGGGCTGACGCCGAAGCAGGTGTACGAGCGGTTCCCCGTGCGCGTCGAGGGCGAGGGCATGGCGGCGCCGCTCGAGCAGGCCGCGATGCCACTTGGACCGAATGCACCAAGCATCGGTGTGGCGCAAGAGAACAAGCTTGGGTTCTGGCCGGCATTGCGTGTCATGGCAACGCAAGCACAGGAATTGCCAGAGAAGCCGCTGATCCTGACGGGAACGACGAATAAGAATGCTGCAAAGCAGCTTTCGAACGTTGATGACATCCTCGGTCGATTCCCAGATGCCGGAGCATCCGTAGATGCTTGGACGAACATGCTGTCGTATGCGTTTGCGACAAGCGATGTTCCGGTTCCGCCGTATGCATTCATCCGGGACATCAACGGAAATGGATCGTTTGAAAGGCTTTCCACGCTTACCGAAGGCCAGATTGCCGATGCGTCGCGTGGCTTTGCCAATGCCAGGGAGTTCCGCCAGGCGTACATCAACGGCGAACTTGATGTCATCACCACCGGAAAGCTGTTCCTGTGGTCGTTCCTGTCTCGAGGCGTCAGCCCATACACGCAGGAATCTTTGTTCATCGACGCATTTGAGGGCGCTGACAGCTGGATCAAAAAGGCTGCTCAGGGCGACTTCACGGAAGCGGACTTTCCGGCGTATGAAAAATGGGCCAAATCCGTTGCGCCGCAGGGCAGCGGACAGCCTGGTGCCGGCGCGACCCACAACCTGAACGCATTCGGCAAGAACTTCCTGATGAAGATGGGTGCCATCGGCCCGGACGGGAAGTCGAACTTACAGCGCCTGCACGAGATGATGTCCGATCCGAACCAGACCGGACAGAAGATTCGTCGCGAGTTCTCCACGTTCGGAGAAGGCGTCGGCATCGACAACAAGGTCGTGTCATTTACGTTGCTTGTCGCCGGATTCAACGACGTGATGGTTCTTGATCGTGTGCAGATTCGCCAGTTGTGGGATGACGGAAGATTCGCGGGGACGAATCTGTATGACGGAGTGATGAGCGAGGACGGAAAGAAGCTCGCCGGATCATCGCTCAATGCGATCACCGAAGGTGTTCGCGGCATCCTCGTCTATGAGGCAATTGAAAGGCAGCTTGCAGGCCGCGTCAATGAGCTGTACGCCAGACTTGGTAGGCCGGAAGATGCGAGCATCGGCCGCTATCACTGGGAAACGTGGGTTGCCTACAGTCAGCAGGAAGCCGCGCACGCCACGCTGGACGCAATCTTGCTTGATGCCAAGGGCGATGACCAAGCCATCGCAAAGGTGTCCGGTAAACAGGGCGAATACGGCGCATACGAGTATGGCGCCCAGTACAACCGGGACCGTGATGGAATCCCGTGGTTCCGGTACGTCACGCCACTTGGCGGAACGTATGATTTTAGCGTAGCCTCGTTCCGGCAGTTCTTGTCTGAGATCAAGAAGGCCGGCAACAAGGTTGTTCCGGCCAAATTCAAAGTATCGGAGAGTGGAAATGCCCCGTGGTACACGCGACCAGAAGTCAACCGGCAGCGACTTGAAGAACAAGCCGCAAAGTGGGCCGACCGAGGCGGCGGCACGGGAGAGGGAGCGCGCCTTGCTGAGCAGGCTGCTGCGGACGCCGATGCCATTCGTGCGCGATCCGGCGCCGGAGTTCAACCCGCAGTCGGGGTCGGCGTCCTAGAGCAGGCAGCGCCCGGCCCAGCCCGAGGCGGCTTTGACCCGCGCCGGCTGACCACGATCCTCAACAAGACCGCCGACCTCTCGACGTTCCTGCACGAGTCGGCGCACGCCTTCCTCACGTTCTACGAGCAGGTCGCGCAGATGCCGGACGCCCCGGCGCGCATCGTCAACGACCTGGACGAGGTGCTCCGCTGGGCAGGCATCGCAGGCGACACGCCGCAGGCGCGACTCGCCGCGTGGAACGGCATGACGCTTGACCAGAAGCGCAAGGCGCACGAGCAGTTCGCCTACTCGTTTGAGGTCTACCTGTTTGAGGGCAAGGCACCGAGCGCCGAGATGCAGGGCCTGTTCGAGCGGTTCAGCGCGTGGCTCAAGCGCGTCTACCGCTCGATCCGCGATGACCTGAACGCGATCTACCGCCGGGAGTTCGGGGAGGACCTGCCGATCCTGACCGGGGAGGTGCGCCAGGTGATGGACCGGATGCTCGCCACGGACGAGCAGATCGCACGGCAGGCGGCCATCAACGAGATGAAGCCGATGTTCCAGACTCGCGAGGAAGCGATGGCGTTCGGGATGCCGGAGGCTGAGTGGGCTGCGTTCCAGCAGATGCAGCAGGAGGCCATCGAGGCGTCGGTCATCGACATGAACGTCGCCAGCATGAGGCAGATGCAGTGGCTCGGGAACGCCCGCAGCCGCGTCCTGCGCGAGGTGCAGAAGAAGCACGACGCCAGGCGCAAGGAGGTCGCCGCCGAGATGGCCGCCGAGGTCAGGCTCGAGCCCGTCTACCGTGCGATGACCTACCTCCGCACCGGGAAGTTCATCGACGCCGAAGGCAATGAAATTGACGCCGAGCGCGACGTTGTTTCCGCGTCACTCATGGAGCTGGCCCGGTCGATGGGCGGCGCGGAAGTCGAGGTGCAGAAGACGCACCGACTGGACATGAAGAAGGTGCGCGCCATGTACGCCGGCCTGCCGTCTGCCGAGGACGTGGAGGTGATCCGGGCCACGGGCATGGCCGTGCCGACGAACGTGCGCCCGGACATCGCCAAGCTCGGGACGGGCAAGGGCGGCATGATGGGCCTGGACGGGCTCGACCCGGACCTGGTGGCCGAGACGTTCGGCTACTCGAGCGGCGACGAGATGATCCGCGCCTTGGTCGCGGCCCGGCCCATGAAGGAGATCGTGGCCGAGCGGACGGACGCCGAGATGCTGCGCCGCTTCGGGGACATGAACACGCCCGAAGCCGTGGAGGCAGAAGTCCAGGCTGCGCTCCACAACGAGGCGCGTGCGCGCATGGTGGCTGTGCAGCTGCGGTTCGTATCCAAGGCGACCGAGCCGGCCCGGGTGATGGTCGATGCGGCCAAGCAGGTCGCCCGCGACCTGATCGCCGCCAAGCGGGTCCGGGACGTGCGCCCGAGCGACTTCGTGGCTGCCGAGGCACGGGCGGCAAGAGATTCCGAATACCTCGTCAAGTACGAGGCCCAGCCCAAGATTGCGGGCCGGGCAGAATACGACCGCGTATACAACCTCGCGCTTTCCGCAGGCAGCACGGAGGAAGGGGCCATTACGGCCGCTACGGCGGCTCAGGAGGCGTTCGTAGCCACCCAGCGGGCTCTGAGGGCCGAGGAGTTCCGAGCGCGTTTCGGGCCAACTACGCCGCAGGAAGCGTTGATTCGCGCCCAGCGCGCCCAGCTCTACCAGAACCAGCTCGCCGCCGAGGCGCTGCGGGTCAAGGCCGAGGTGGACAAGCAGGTCAAGTACCTGCGGCGGGTGCTCAGGGACGAGAACGTCAAGCGCATGGGGGCCGACGCCACCGACCAGGTGCGGGCCATCCTCGACAACTACTCGCTTGTTTCAATGACCCGCGCCCAGCGCGAGCAAGTCACCGACCTCCGCAATTGGCTTGCCGCCGAGGAGGCCAATGGGACGCTGGTTGACATCGATCCTTCGCTTGCCGATTCGGCGCGCAGGAAGAACTACACGGAGCTGACGGTCGAGCAATTCCGCGACCTGGTCGATTCCGTGAAGCTGATTGAGTACCGGGGAAAGAACGAGCGCAACATCTATCTCGCTGGACAGAAGTTGGTATTCGAGGAAATGCGCGACGGTGTGGTCGCAAGCATGACCGAAGTCGCCGAGAAGAAGGGCCGAAAGGTCCGCAAGGATCTCGGGGACGAGGACAGGAAGTGGATGAATACCATCGCTTCCTACGACGCCAGCCAGCAGACCATCGCAAACATCGTGTACGTCCTCGATGGCGGGAAGCGCGATGGCCCGCTTGCAAGGGCATTGATCATGCCGGCCAACGATGCCGGAAACCAAGAGGCGGCCGACCGTGCAGCCGTGTCGGAGAAGGTGAACGACATCGTTGGGCCGCTGGCGAAGAAGGGCCAGTTCGCTGCCCCGAAGATGCACTTCCCGCACATCGGAGAATCGCTGTCGCTCGAGCAGCGCATGGTCATCGCGCTCAACTACGGCAACCAGAGCAACATCGACCGCCTGCTGAACGGCGAGCAGTGGACCGCCGACCAGGCCCGCGTCATCATCGAAAGCCTGACCGAGGAACAGCTCCAGGCCGTGCAGGCCATCTGGGACGTCATGTCATCCTTCCGCGACCGCGTGGCCGAGAAGTCGCGCCGCCTGACCGGGAAGGAGCCGAGGTGGCTGGAACCGCTTCCGATGAGCGTCACTTCCGCAGACGGCAGGACCGTCGAGCTTCGCGGCGGGTACTACCCGGCCAAGTACAATCCCCGCCGTTCGGTCGGGGCGCGTGAGCTTGACATCGCGGCGGATGCCGAACGGCTCCAGCGCGAGGCATATACCGCGACCACCACAAGCCGCAGCTTCGAGAAGAACAGGTCGGACAAGCCGCCCGTCGATCAGGTTCTGTCGCGGCAGTTCGTCGCCATGTACGCGGGCCTGAATGAGGTGATCCACGACCTCGCATGGCACGATTTCGCGATTGCCGCCACCAAGTTGCTGCGAGACAAGTCGTTTCAGCGTGTCATCAAGGAGCGATACGGGCTTGAAACCTACAACTCCATCAAGGACTGGGTGGACGTCGTGGTCGCAGGCGACCGCACCAAGTACGACGCGTTCGAACAGGTGGCGATCTTTGCGCGCCAGAACGTAAGCGTGTCCGCAATGGGCATCAGGCTGATGACTGCGGCAGTGCAGCCCACGGGCATCTTCCCGGCAATGACCCGCGTCGGGATTGGGCCAATGGTCCGTGCCATTGCGGAGTTTGCCTACAGCCCGGTGCAGACGTCTCGCAACGTATTGTCGCGCTCGTCATTCATGCAGTCCCGTGGACGGACGCGGTTCCGCGACCTGAACGAGATTCAGAACATCGTGCAGGAGCAGTCCCGGTTCCAGCGCGTCAGGCGCACGTATATCGCTTCCGCATACGTGCTTACGTCGTTCACGCAAGGCTTGGTCGATACATCCGTATGGATGGCCGCATACAGCAACGCCATCAAGGCCGGGAAGTCCGAGAAGGACGCCGTGTTTGTTGCCGACCAGACGGTCATCGACACGCAAGGCAGCGGCCGCGTCCAGGACCTCAGCAGCGCGATGCGTGGCGGCAAGAAGCAGAGCGCCTACGCCAAGCTGTTCACGCCGTTCTACCAGTACTCCAACACCATGTACTCGCTGTTCGGGGCGCAGATGCGGACGGCCCCGACCTACGGCAAGGCGGCCAAGGACGCGCTCCTGATCATGACGGTCGGAGCCATCGTGGAGGAACTGATCCGCCACGCCCTGAAGCCGTCGCAGGACGAAATTGAGCCGGAAGAACTTGCCAAGAAGTTGGCTGCCAACCAGATCGATTTCGTGGTCGGGCTGCCGTTCGGGCTTCGTGAGTTCCGAGGAGCCGGGTCGCTCATCATGGGAACGGAAGATGGCGTCCAGTCCTACCGAGGCCCGTCCGGCCTTCGGATCGTGACGGACGCCACCCAGGCGGCGGTGCAGGCACGGCAGGGAGAGTTCGATGCCGCGTTCCGGCGTGCGGTCATCAACCTGCTCGGAACGACTGCCGGCATCCCATCGGCACAGATCAACGACACCATCACCGGGATCGAGGCCGTGGTGGAAGGCGAGGTTGAGGGAGCGGAGGCCGTGCTCGCCCCCGTGACCGGCGTGAGGCGTTAGTACCCGTAACCGTACCCGTGATTCATAGGCTGAACCAAGAGGCGATGCATCCATGACCATCAGCAGCACGACGAGAATCGCCGGCCCGTTCGTAGGCAACGGAACCGCCTCGGCCTTCCCGTTCACGTTCAAGGTCTTCGCCGCAGGCGACCTGGACGTGATCCGGCTGGCGACATCCACGGGCGTGGAAACCACGCTCGTCCTCACGACCGACTACACGG